GCGGACACATCAAGATCGACGTGGCCGGGGCGACGCGCTACATCTACCTGTACACCAACGCCGTGACGTTCTCGTAGGGCGGTGACGTATGGCGATTGAACTGACAACCGAGGCGCTTCCGGCCCGCACGCAGAAGCAGGGTAGCGACATATTCACATTGGCAGCTGGCAAGTCTCTGAAGATTGAGACGAGTCCTGGCGGTAGTGAGTATCTCGACGCTGAGGTGCCAGCGGGCAAGTCATGGCAGGTGACTGTGAGCGTACATATCACAGAGACAGACGCATGACGCTCCCGGCAGAGCGTAGCAACACGAGGGGGTCGGGTGCCGGCCCGGCCCCCTACCGGAAGGGGGAACGGTGGAGCTAACACTAGCAGAGCGGTTTGTACTGGCGGCAAGCCTACCGCGTGAGGGCAGTTTCGCAACGCTCAGGACCGCGAACCTGCTACGCGAGAAGCTGATGCCGACTGCTGAGGAGATTGACGAATATGACATTCAGGACGTGGAAGGCGGCGGTGTCAAGTGGTCACAAGCGGCCGCCGTCACGACATTCGACATTGACGTAACCAACGCCGAAACGGCAGCGGTCATTGATCTACTCAAGAAGCTGGACGCGGCCGAAGAACTGACCGCTCAGCACGTCAGCCTATATGAGAAGTTCGTGGAGGGATAAATGGCAATCCGGGCACAGGGACCACAGACGACCATGCAGTCTGCCGCTACGGGAACTGCCAATGGCACGTCGCTTATGCTCGGCAACTACGCGCAAGCCACGATCCAGGTGACGGGCACGTTTAGTGCCGAGGTAACATGGGAAGCTACGGTTGACGGTACGAACTGGGTGGCCGTAGCGCTTGCAGACCTAAACTCAACCTCGCGGGCGCGGGGCACGTCTGATACCACGGCTGGACTCTACTTGCTAGAGGAGGCTGGTGGATTGCAGCGGCTTCGGGCGCGGGTTAGCACGTTTACATCCGGTAGCGTAACAGCGGTGGGAGTGGCAAGCGCATGAGATACGTAGCACAGTGGAAGTATTGGAGCGGGCTGTGTGAGCGCTTCAACACTGGCCCGTTGGACAAGGGCCGGGAGTTCGACCTTGACCCGAAGGTGGCAGCGGCGTTCAACCGCGACTCACCAGGCGTCCTAAAGGCGTGGGAGCCGCCGAAGGAACGGCACGTTACCACTGCCAAGACGCGGCAGGTGACAAGCGCCAGGACACGTGCTAGCAAGGCAGCGGTAGAGCTGGCCGAAGAGGAGGGCGTTGACCTGGCGCTTGTCGAGGGATCGGGCGTTGGCGGCAAGGTTACCAAGCCAGACGTTGAAGCACTGCTAGAGGATGACTGATGAGCGTTGAGGTGATGCGGTACGCAGAGCCGGAGGAGTTACACGCGGCTATCGGGCAAGGCGGCCCGGACCTGACCGCGAATGAGCGCGGGCTGTTCGGCATGGTGCTTGACAGCATCAGCCGCGACATTGACAACCACTGCCGCCGGCACTTCTACCAGCTCACCGACACGCAAGTATTCACAGCCGACCATTCGACGTTGCTGGTGATACCGGACTTGGTGAGCATCACAACGTTGAAGACAGATACCACGTCCGACCAGTCCTATGATACGACGTGGGCGGCAGCGGATTATATGCTGTGGCCCAGGAACGCCTCCAAGCGGGAAAGCGGATGGCCGTACACTGAGATCCGGGTTGACACAACAACCGAGAGCGACCTAAACACGTTCCCGCTCACACAAGAGGCTGTGCAGGTGGCGGGGGTTTGGGGCTGGCCAGCGGTACCGAAGGTGATACATGATATCACGTTGCTGGAGGCGGCCCGGCTCCTAAAGGACTTTGAGCACCCCTCCGGGGTTGCGGGATTCGAAGGGCCGGCTGGCGTGGCATTCCAAGCGGTGTATGAGCCAGGCTTGCACCCACGTTCCAAGCGGACGCTCAGGCCGTATATCCGTATGAATCTGGTGGTGCCGAAGTGAAAGCCGAACTGAAAGTCATACGCGAGGTTGACGAGCGCCAAATGCTTGACAAGCCGCTCCGCTCGTTTTTCATGCGCGTGCTTGACTCGGCAGCCGACGTAATGCAGGCGGGCGTTGTGCCGATTGACAACAGTACGCTGCGGAAGAGCTTGCAGCTGGGTGCAGGCGTCACGGCGGTTGACCGGGCAAGGCCGCCGAGGTGGGCACGAGTTGGCAGCAACCTATTCTACGGCCGGATACTAGACGAGGGCGGCCCGATGCGCGGTCCTGGCGGCCCTCCGCCGACGGGCGCTATTGAAAAGTGGGCTGGGCGCGTTGGGGTTAGGATTCCGCCAGCGGCAATAGCAAAGGCCATTGGCAAGCGGGGACCGAAGGCGACTGAACCACATTACGCGAGTGGACCCAGCAAGGGCAAGCCTACAAAGGGCTGGTTTAGCGACACAATCTACCGGCACGTTGAGCAGGACGTTCACGGGCCGTTCCTGAGTGATCTGGCAAAGGGCGTTGAGGCGGAATGGCGACGATAGCGGGCATCCGGGACCAACTGGCAACGCTCGCCAAGAACGCGGATGCCGATTTGCACGAGTATGACGTAGCGACTGGCAGCGAGAGGCTGCCGGCCGTAGTGGTGTTCCCGGAGACGTGGGAGGACATGACGGCGGCGAACGCCGTGCCGGCCTTCCGCTTTGTGGTTGAGATATACGTGGGGATTGCACGGAAGTTGTCAATAGCACAAGACGAGATGGACGCCTACATAAACCCAACGGGAACGCGCAGTATTCCGGCGGCCATCCGGGCAGACAGAACGTTAGGCGGGACCGTAGATAGCACGCGGGTATTCGGCCCGACGCGCTACGGGTTGACCGAACTCAATGGCAATACGGGCGTGCCGAATGCGCTGATGGCCCGGCTGCCTGTAGAGGTTCTACCGTAGGAGCAGGATATGGATAAGACAGACTGGCTGAATGTGACGCTGGCGCTCACGCCCGCCGGCTTGTCGCGTAATAAGCGCATAGATGCGGATATCTGGTACAGTTCGCTGCGGCTACCGGCGCTGAAAGGCGTTCAGGCCAGCACTGAGCAGGTTATGGCCTACCGTGAGCAGTGGCCTAATTGCAAGCCCATCGTTACGTTCACGCTTGACGAGGCTGACCTAGAGTTGGGTGACCCGCAGGGCTGGGTTGACTCCGGGTTGGTGGTGGTGGTAAGCAACGAGCCAGAACCAGAACCGGAACTGGAACCGAACGCCACTGAAGCCGCTATGCGGTTGGCGGCAGAGCGGGGACTGGACCTGGACGCCATTGAGGGCACTGGCCGCGACGGGCGCGTGACGTTTGCGGATGTGGAGGCTGTCAATGGGTGAGGTTCACGGAATTGACTCGCGGGTATATCTGGACGAACTCAACCTGAGCGGTTATGCCACGCAGCATACGCTCACATTCAACGTGGACCTGGCTGAATGCCAGACGATCAGTGATACGTGGAAGGAACGGTTGCCTGGCGGCCGTTCGGCGAACCTGGCTTGGACGGCGTACTTTGACACGACCGACGGCGGATATGACGAACAGCAGTGGACAGACATCACGACGAACGTGGCAACGACCCGCTATGGCATGGTGATGTATGGCACGACCGCCGGCAGCGCATGCTATGAGGTGCCGGGCAAGTACACTGGTCGCGACATGCCAGCGCCGTATGACGGCGTGGTGGGATTGAGTGCTGGCATTGAGGGGCATGGCGCAGCCAGTCGTGGCGAGAGTATCCTTGTGGGCGCCACGATCACGACGACCGGCGTTCAGACGGGGCAGAACTGCGGCGCCACCGCAAGCGGCACGACGTGCGTTGTGACATATCGCGTCCACAGCATCACGGGTAGCATTGTGATGGCATTGGAAGAGTCAAGCGATGACGGATCGGCAGATGCCTACGCGGCAATTGCGGCACTGGCATCCGGTACACTGAGCGCGGCTGGTGTGACGCGCAAGACAACGACAGACGCTACGGAGGCATGGAAGCGGATAAACACCACAACCGCGCCCACGACCGCCAGCGTAACGGTAACCGTAACAACCTACTAGGAGTAAGCAATGGCAGAGATTCACGGCATCAACCAGGACTTGACGATCAACTCCGTGTCGTTTGAAGAGCATCTGCGAAACACTACCATCAACGTGACGGTTGACCTGGCGGAATCGCAGAATGCGGCAGACACTTGGAAGGAGCGGCTTGCCGGACACCAGGATTGGAATATGTCGGTGGACGGCGTGGCGGACTTCGGTGACGCTAAGTCAGACGACACGATCTTCGGGCGCATCGGAACGAACACAACCAACGAGTGGCATCCCAACGGCGGCACCACGGCGACGAACAACCCGTCCTACAGCGGGGCGGCGTTGTGGGATTCGTACACAATCACGGCCGGACTCGACGCTATCACGTATAGCGTGTCCTGGCAGGGCGAAGGCACCTTGACGCGGGCCGAGTCCTAAGCACGGGCTTTGGTGGGGGCTGGTGCCGACCCGCCTCCACCAGTCCCCCACTAGAGCGAGGCGAGGTGACATATGGAACTGGACCGAATCAAGTTTGATGGCCTCCGGCACAAGATGCCGAGCGGCAAGGAAATCGTACCGCACGCCGGGCAGTCAGCATGGGTATACGGCTACGGCAGACCGGCAAGCGAAACGGAAGAACTGCGTCAACTGTATTCCGCAATGGGTCGCGGCGACGAAGAGGCTGATAAGCAGGCCTTCGGCCGGCTGTGTGAGTTTATCGCAGAGGAGGTTGACCGCTGGGATCTGGTGAACTGGCGCACCGGGGAGGCGTATCCGCAGCCGACGAACGGCGATGCCGTAGCTATGATGCCCGACCCGGCGCTGGCCTATCTTATCAACAAGCTGCTGGGGATTGAAACGGAGGGGGAAGAACCGAACGAGTCGGAAGGCTTGCCCGATGGCTAATCAGGCGTGAGGGCACGCCACCGCACGAGTTAGAAGTGGCACATGTAGCGCGTGCGTTCAGTCTGTCACCGTCGGCGGCCAGTTTTGAGTTGGGCGTTCCCGTTTTGAGTGCTGGCCGCCGACGGTTGCTTACGTTGCGGGTTTCCGAAGCGTTACGGGCAGAGAAGGTTGTGTCCGAATGGGATGATATGTCAAAGCAGATGGGTGAAGCGGGTGCCGACGCTACTGACGAGCAAAAAGCGGCAATCCAGAAGGGCACCGTGGGCAACTGGACCGAAGATGACGGGCAGTTGTTCAGGGAGTTGATGTACGCCGTGGGGCGCACTACAAACATGCGGGGAGTCTAGTGGCTACGCCTGCCGAGCTGGCAATCCTCATAAAGACTGACACGAGCGGGGCTGAAAAGGGCCTGAAGAAGCTCGGCGGCCAGATCGGTGGCATGGGCAAGAGCCTGACGAAACTTGGTGCCCCTGCCATCGGCGCGGCTGGTGCTATAGCGGGGATTGGCATTGCTAGCGTCAACGCCGCGCAGGACTTCCAACGCAGTATGGGCCAGGTTGCCACGTTGGGCGCGGACTTCGGTAAACCTTTCTCTGAGGTTGAAAAGGATGTAAGCAACCTCGCCAAGACAATGGGCCTGGACGCCACAGATGCCGCGAAAGCCCTCTATGACGCGGTGTCCGCTGGCGTTCCCGCTGAGAACGCCCTTTCGTTCTTGGAGGCTGCTGGCCAGGCGGCCGTTGCTGGCGAGGCCGAACTGTCGTCGGTCGGCTCGGCGATGGCCGTGGTGATGAACTCGTGGGGCGACGCGGCGGGCGATGCCGAGGCTATCACTGATACGCTGTTCGGCACCATTGGCGCTGGCGTAACAACGATGCCGGAACTGGCTAGCGCCATTGGCGGTGTGTCTGGCGTTGCGGCGTCGATGGGAGTGAGCTTTGAAGAGACAGCGGCGTCGATTGCTCAAATCACAACCAAGGGCAAGACGACTAGTGTGGCCGTTACTAGCCTCAAGTCTGTGATGGGCGAGCTACTAACCCCGACTAGCAAATCAGCGCAAGCACTTACTGAGTTGGGTTATGCATCTTCGGCTGCCGCAGTTGACGCATTAGGGTTTGACGGCGTGTTAGACGCGCTGGGTGGCGTGGCTGCTGAGACTGGTGGCAATCTAGGCGATATGTTTACTGGCATTGAAGCCAAGGGGGCAGCGCTTGACCTGGCGGCTGGCGCGGGCGAGGAGTTGAAAAACAAGCTAGCAGGCCTTGGTGATGTGTCAGGCATGACCGCTGAGAACGCCGAAAAGATGAACGCAACGTTCAGCCGTCAGGTGGACCTGCTCAAGTCACAAG